ATGAAAAATATCAACGAAAACGAGTTCGAACAAGAGCTTGAGAAAATCAAGAACTCTAAAATTGAACCCAAACCAACAAAACAAAAACAAGGAGAAAATAAAATGAAAAATATTAAGAAATTTAACTGGAAAAAATTAATCGAAACAACTAAAACAATTGTAATTTATACGGCTATAATCGCTGGTCTAGCTTTCTACTTTGGAATGAAACAAGGTGAAAGCAACAATAAAGTAAATAACGATAAATTAGTTGAGACTATTCGAAATTTAAACCAAAACAAGTAAGGTTAGAAAAACTTAAAGTTTCACAAATAAAACCAACTCTCGAAGCTGCGACTAAACAATCAAGCTCAGCTCGAACTGTGGAGGTTCGAGTTCAGCCCTCGCCTAAAATTGCGAGTTCACAGGTTGCTGGTCGGTGCGAAGAGTTTCGAGAATTGGTCGAAAAATACCCGTGGAACTCAAAAGTTATGCTGGCAATCGCCCAAGCAGAAAGTGGCTGTAATCCAAGGTCAGATAACTCCGGACTAAACACTAATGGAACTTACGACTATGGATTATTCCAAATTAATAGCGTTCACGGGCATAGCCGAGATATTCTGGCAAATCCAGCCAAGAACACCGAGATTGCTTTCAGAATCTGGCAATCACAAGGCTACCGAGCGTGGGCGGCATATAACAATGGATCTTACTTGAAATTTATGAACTAACCAACATAAGGAGAAATATATGAACAATAACCAATTAACTAACCAACAAATTAAAGAATTATTCTTTGAAATCGTCTTGAAAGAAAAAGCATATATCGAAGACGTTGATTGCGACGGCAAAAGCTACGCTACAATTGCAGGCGATATATTCGATGAAGAATTTAATGAATACTTGGATAGTATCGGTTTCTTTGAACCATCACCAAGTGTTGAAGCTTGGCGAGAATATCACGAAGGAGGATTTTAAGATGAACAGTTTAGTTAAATATGTAAATAATGAAGTTAGGATTGAAGAGATAAAAGATTCAGCCCGATTGAAAACTATCTTAAACAATCCTGTAAATACCAAGTGGCTTAAGACCCACCCTACAGTCAAAAACGTCAAATATCTGCCGATCGATAAAATTGAAATTTTACTTGATATGATTTTTCAAGAATGGCGGATTGAGCTTTTGAGTGTTTCTCAGCTTGCACAAAGCGTTTGCGTAACGGTTCGGGTTCACTACAAAAACCCAATCACTGGCGAGTGGAGCTTTCATGATGGTGTCGGCGCAAGCCCACTTCAAACTAATGCTGGAAAATCTGCTGCAGACCTTGCCAATATCAAGAATAACGCTGTTCAGTTGGCCGCCCCTGCTGCTAAATCTTATGCGATAAAAGATGCGGTTGAACATCTTGGTAAAATGTTTGGTCGAGATATTAATCGAAGCGATACTGTTGGCTACGAGTTTCTATACGGACAGGAGGACAAATCAAAAGCCAAAGATAATTCGCAAGAACTCATCGCTCAGCTTAAATCTTCAAAAAACCTCAAAGAGCTTCAAGCCAATTTCGTAAAAGGAGTTAATCAATTTAAAGGTAACAACGAAGTAATTGCAGAATTGATCCAAATTAAAGATGAATTGAAAGGTAAATTGAAATAATGAAAATCTTAAACCTTGAACAACGCTCAGATGAATGGCTACACTTTCGTGAAGGTAAAATAAGCGGAAGTAAAGCTAAAGAATTTGGCACACCACGCACTGTTCTAAAATCTGAATGGTTAGAGCTTGCTGAAAAGTTAAAAATTGAAATTCCTTTAAACCAAAAAGGTCAACCGAAAAACTTAACAATTCAAGAGCTCAAAGAATTAATCGGCGAAGCTGAAGTTGAGAAAAAAGAGTGCGAAGTTGAGCTTGGTGATGCAATTTATAAGCTGATCGCTGAACGGATCGCAAAACCAATTAACGAGAATGATTATGCAGATCGTTTAAATGGTCGCAAATATTCTGCTGCTCTTCGTGGTGAAATCCTTGAAGAAGAAGCGCGTGAAAAGGTTGCACAAAAACTTGGCAAAGAAATTATCGAAGGTCGGGTTTGGCAATCTGATATTAACGAAAATATTATTTGTTCACCTGATGGCGAGATTGCTAATAAAAACGGTGAGATCACTGAAGCGGTTGAAATTAAATGTTTGGATAACTGGAAGCAGGTGCGAGCGTTTTATGAACGACAACCACCTAGCGAATACAAACAGCAGATTATTCAATATTTCGCAGTTAACGAGAAACTCGAAAAACTCTATTTCGCAATGTATTCAGATTCATTCGCTCTTGCACCACAGCTCGAACTCTTAATATTCAAGTTTGACCGCAAGGATTTAGAAAAAGAAATTCAGCGAGCAATTTATTTCGAACAATCTGCTCTCGCCTTAGTGGAACAAGAAGTAGAAAAATTATTATTTTAAGAAAGGATTTTATGACTCAAGAAGAACTCAAAAGCATTACGATTACACCAGAAGAAACTAAAGAAAGCGGCTATTTCGAATTTGGTGTTCATGAAGTAAAGATCGCCAAAACCAAGATTGATAAGCACGATAACAAGCCTTATGCAGAAATCTTTGTTGAAAATGATTCGGCCGAAGATCGTGCGCGGCTTTGGTTGCATACTCCAGATACGCGCAGGATCTCAATTGATACTGTTCGCAAGATTTTAGTTCACAACCAAGAAGATGAAAATATCAAGCAAAAGATTCGTGAGAAAATCCAGCAGATTAAAAACTTGGCAGATTTTGCAGTATTACTCGAAAAAACAGTTGGCTGCACTGCCTGGTTCAAAGTTAGTGAAGATGAAGACCGAACTTATGAGAAGGACGGCAAGGTCAAAAAATCGATCAACCGCCGAATTTACGGTTATGAGCCAAAATCTGATACTTCAAAAACTCAAGTTGAAACTAAACCTGAAAATCAAGAACTCGAAGCACCCGAAAACTTCGATGAACCAGTTGATTTAAGTGATATTCCATTTTAAGGAGATAAGATGATTAAAAAAGAAGAAACTTTGCATCTCAAAGTCTGCGATTATCTGCGTAAAAACTACCCTGATGTACTATTTCGTACCGATTTCTCGAGTGGTATGAAGATGACACCTGGTCAAGTGGCAAAACACAAGAAATTTCAAAAATCCCGAGCTTGGCCAGATCTGTTCATTGCTAAGCCAGGACAAGACGTTTTTCGAGATAGCTTAAGCGGCGAAAAATATCACGAATTTTTTGGCGGATTATTTCTTGAGCTGAAGGCGGAAGGCACGAAACTTTACAAGAAAAATGGCGAAATGGTGGCGAATAGACATTATCGAGAACAAGCAGAAATGCTTAAAAAACTTCGAGATGAACACTATTATGCAGAATTTGTGATTGGTTATGAAGATGCAATTAAACAAATTCATGAGTATTTAGGCAAACCAAAAAATAAGGAAGTTGAATTTTAATGAGTAAGAAATCACTACGCAAAAAACAACGCAGAAAACGAAAGAAGTTAATTAATGAATAGTTTTACAATTAGATGGAAAGACGAAAAAGGAGTTGAGTACTCTAAAAACTACAAAACCATAAACGATGCAACCTACGCTCGCAATTGGTTATTAAAAAACGGTGCTAAACAGGTTGAGATATTTATCAATAAATAAGGAGGAACTATGAAAATTGAAATTCAATTCAAAAACAGTCAAGCTCAAATTCCAGTAAAGGTGATTCCTGCTGAATGAAAGCGATACATAGAGGTGTAGCTTGCGCTGATTTATTCAACAAGAAAATTGAAGTTTCGGAACATAAAACTCGAACTTTCGAAAAAACATCTGAAGAAATTAAAAAAGCTTTAAAGATTGAAGAAGATCGAAAAAGTTTGGGTAATCAGCAGAAAAAGAAAAGGAAGAAAAATGGAAGAATATAAGAATGATGGAAAATCCAAATTCGGCATTAAAATCGATGAAATTGGTTGTGACAGATTAGCATTTGGGCTTAACATAGCTTATGAAAATTATCATCATATATCATATGAGTTGTATCTGAATATTTATCTAGGAAAATATCAGGTATTAATTGGAAAAATGCATAAAAGTATGTAAGGAAGAATAAATGAAAAGATATAAATTGCTTAAAGATTTACCTTTTGCGAAAGCTGGTGAGTTTTTCTCCCTAGGAACCGGAAAAAGAGACGGAATATCCGAAATAACACTCGTTAGCGAAAATCATATAACAACACCTATATGGATAAACGATATTGAGAACTTTGGTCAATGGTTTGAAGAAATTAAAGAGCCTAAAATATTTTTCACTATAGATATTTATAAATCAAAATTTAAAGAAATAAATACTGATTACTATTCTGGCTGGAGTGCTTTGGAAGTTAAAAATATAAAAGATTTAGGATTATTATTTAAAACCAAAGAAGAAATCGATAAGTTTATTGCATATCTCAAAGCAAAAGCTATTATCAAGCAAGATACTAAAGGATTCAAGCCAAATTGGAATAACGAGGGAGAAAAAAAATTCTTTGGAAGCTGGAATTTTCAACGGAAAGAAGTCTATTGGGACTATGAATATATAAATAAATATGTAGAGATATATTTCAAGACTAATGAAGACATCGAAGAAAGTTTCGAAAAACACTCAGAGGAATGGAAAACTTATCTGACTTATGAACAATAATGAACTGCAACTCACAGATTTAGAGCAACAAGTTTTAGAAGCTTTTTGTGAATTATATTGTGACTTTGTGATAAACAAAGGTGATCCTGTCCCAAGGCGACACATAAAAGGTAGATGTAATCTTTCAAACTATAAGATATTGAAAGCCTTGAAAAGTCTTCGAGAAAAAGGCTTAATCAAATTAGTTCGAGAATATTATGAGGGAGATTTAGAAGAAGAAGCCTTTATGATGATTGGCTATAGGCCAACAGACAAACTTGAGGATACAGAATTTTATAAGACAATTGACAAAAAAGTCGAAAAAGAGATTATGGAACATTTCCAATTATATTAGATTCGATTCCAGCCTTACAAGGGGCTAAACCCCGAATGTTCTAAAATATTTTAAGGGGGAGGATTAAACTCTTTAATCGTCCCTTGTAGGGCTGGATACCCTACAACAGATTATTTTAATCATTTAATATTCCTTGGAGGAGCTATGCTCCTACCCTCGAACCTGAGCATAATTAAAATTATAAATAGTAATGTGGTAGTTATAATAATAGTTTTGGCGTGGTTTGTCTCAACACGCAAGGTTATGTTCAGATTTGAGGGACTAGGCAGAAACAAGCACCTCACAACATAAGCAATTTTCAAGTGTTTCTGCCCTACCTCAATAATGTAAGGAGTGATAATGAAGAGATATACACTATTAAAAGATTTACCAACATTTAAAGCTGGCGAAGAGTTCTTCATTAGTGACAGTGGAAATCTTATAGTTGGAACACCAGACAATCCAAAACAAATAACAGTTAAGACAATCTATGGTCTTCCAACGAAAATAGATTTAATAGCTTATGCTCAGGAAACACTTGAAGAATTTCCGAATATCTTAGAAGACTGGTTCGAAGAAATTCACACTTTTGGTGAATATTATTATGCAACTGATGTTGGTTCTGTAGGCTATGTAAAAGATGGAAGCGAAGAGCCCAATAATACCTTAGGTAGGTTGACAATTGGAAATATTTTTAAAACCCAAGAAAAAACTGAAAGATATATTGAATATCTCAAAGCAAAAGAAGTCATCAAACAAGACACCAAAGGGTTCAAACCTGATTGGGATAATCCAAGTCAGAAAAGATTTTTTGGTTATTATAATCTAATAGATAAAAAACTGTGTTATTTCAATGCTGGCGAAAATATGGAAAGTAAAATATATTTTGGCTCAAAAGAAGACATCAAAGAAAGTTTTGAAAAACATCCAGAAGAGTGGAAAACATATTTAACCTATGAGCAGTAAGGATAATTAAAATGGCGAAACCAAAGTTTAGAGATATTAAAATTCAACGGAACGGTAAATTTAATACCAATGGCACGGTTCACGATACCATCGAAGAGGCATTCGCTTATTGGGACAGAAAGCTACCAAATAATGATACTACTTATCTCATCTTACCTAATGACTTTCTATTGGAAAGTGGTATAGATGGGAATTGTGGTGTAATATGTTTCTCATTATAATTTGCAAAGCAATGTTTAGGAGTATAATATGAAAGAGCAAAAGCCAACGAATACAGAATTGTTTGTAATGATAACAACGCTTACAGAGTTTGTCATGTCAGTAATAGAAGAAAACCGCCAATTTTACCGAATCGCCAATAAAACGCCCAAAACAGATGAAGATATAGAACAGACGGTAAAATTAGCAGACTTAATTCAACAGACAAGCAAGCGTGCCGAGCAGATGAGCGAGCTTATTTTGGGAACTTTAAACTCGGTGGAGCTGGAACATAAGCAATCGGTGGAGATAAGATAAAATGAGAGAAAGTGCTTTAATAATTTTGTTTATGGATACGTTGTTTTCAATCATTCTTTCACTTGCTTTTCTCTTTAATTCTGAGTTCACTTTCTCAATCCTTTGGTTGATAATGGCTTGTATAAGTTGGTATCTTTTCGGAATAATTATAGAAGATATAGATAAGGAGTAAATATGAAAAATATGAAATGGAATAAGGTTGTTCTGAAGCCTGTTCGCGATGAATATGGAATTGAATTTATCTGGAGTGGTAAATTACCTGAACTATTTGAAAGAGTTCTCGTTTATACAGATAAAAGTAAAAGAGTATATATGGACATTTGGGATATTCTTGAGAATGGTAATGGCTTTAAAACAATGAACTCACCAGTTTTTTATTGGATGAGCTTACCAGAACCGCCAAGGATTGTGAGTTTGCAATGAAATATATAGTATTTGATATTGATGGTGTTTTAGCAGATTGCTCTCACCGACTTCATTATATGCAGAAACCAATTAAGGATTACGACAAATTTTATTCTGATAAAGAAATTTTAAAAGATAAAGTATTAAAAAATGGTCAAATGCTCTTTAATGCTATTGACCGCTCAATAGAAGAAGATTATAGAAGTAAATCAGGTGAGCTTGAGAAAGTCCGAATTGCTTTTATCACTGGTAGAAATGAGAGTTGTAGGTTCGCAACTAAAAAATGGCTCTGGGATAATATTACTAATCTTACAGTTGGTCTTCGTATGCGACCAACTAACGATTGGCGACCAGCTCACGAAGTTAAAAAGACACTAATTGAAAGATATATCGGTTTCGAGAATATTCTTTTCGCTTTCGATGATGATGACAAAGTGAATGAGATGTATAAGAAGCACGGAATTATCTGTTATAAACCGAATATAACTAAGGAAGTTTTATGAATAAAGCAGAAAAATGGAATTTTGAAAAGTGAGAATATGAAGAATATGAATTGCCAGATAACTGTCCCCTAATCTGCTATGATATGGAGAAAATAATAAATTGTGCAGATTGCAAGAAAGAATTTCAATATAGAAAAGGTTATTCTAGTAAAGCAATTCATAATGAATACGGCTTCGGTTATCCAGTTTGTGAAGAATGTTATAAGAAAGAGATAGATGATGAAAGAAAATATCGATAA